CTGAAGCTTCTATTTGCTTGAGCCTGTCGTTGATTTCGACGAGGCTCGCTATTCCCGCCCCCTTCTTGCTGAGGGAGCTGTGCTGCAATTGCAGATGCTAATTCCGCAATTGAAGATCTGCTAATATTTACTGGATCTGGCATTATCTCTCCCAGACAATATATCTCTTATGAGTAATATATAGACTATATTATACATATTATGCATCTAAGAGTTATAGACTAAAAGATTCCACTAGTTTTTTTGGTTTTAGACCTGCTCTTGTCAATTGCAGCTTTTTGAGCATCAGCTTTTGTTTTTATTTCCTTGACAAGCCTTTCAATATACCATCGTCTATACCTAGTCGGTATATTTCTAAGATCTGTATACGACATATTCATATGGTACTGAAGTATGAAGAATTCTTCTAGCACCGATTCGCGGCTATAGATCTGGCCAAAAAAAAGAGAGTCCTATCGGAATTTGAATTTCAGAAGTTTGACCGCATTCTCGACAGCACATAACCGATTTCATTTCTATCCCCGGCTCATTATTCGTTATATAGCCCCGTAGAACTCGTGAATCATATGCTGGCATATCTCTAACAAATGCAGATATCTTTCCTCGATCTGAAATTTTATCTATAGACACTATCATTGATTCTAGCCTGCTTGTAACAAGAGATGTTACTTCAATATCGGGAAACAGGGCCTTTCTTCTTTTCGATAGCTCAGATAGTGTCTCTTCCTCTGTACCTGTTAAAAACTTAAAAAGTACTTTCTTTTTAGTTACTGGCAATTCAAATTCAAATAAGTTTTGGCCGTGCGAGACTGGATCTATATTGAGCCTCTTAATAGGTAGATCGCCAAGGTCAAATGTATAATCTTGCTTAGTGTTGCATGACATGCATTTTACATTTACGCTATAGTCAGACCCATAACCGGTAATTCTAGTTGCAATCATTAATGCATTTCTATCTCCCATAAGGAGATCATTTACATCGATACCTTCGTTCAATACAACGGACTGAAGAAGTGTAGAGATTACTGTTCCTTTTCTAATAAGGGCTTGTGAGGTTAAAATATCTTCTTCTCTTGCTGTCATGGCTCTTATATCAATTGTCTCAAGCAATCCCAGTGCTGTCCCTTGTGGGTATACAATACCTTTGGATGGTATAGGTACAGTTTCAACAGGAACTTCCCAGCCAAAATCATCTCTAGCAACATTTTTCTTCTGTATGCCTGTTGCAGGATCAACTTCTATCTGAAGCTCGTCTTCTTTCTGTTCATTGAATACTTTATTCCTAGCACGTGATTTTCCCGCCATGTTTACCTCTTATATGTACATAATATAGCTATAAGTATACGTGTAAAAAAAAAATGAGCCCTCTGGGCTCATTTCAAACAATGCGATAATTTAATTTTTAAAAATCTTAGAACTGAAGAACTGCGTTGTCGTATTGTATTGTCAAAGATATAGACGTAATATCATCACTACCATAATCCACGTCTCCAAAGTTTGCAGACTGAAGTATGCAACCTTTCATATCCCACAGCTCTACAACCGTTCCAATTGGATCAAGCATTTTAAGCTGGCAGTCACGCTTATAGAAGTCAGCGTAACCTGCACGGCCAGAGACTGTTTCATGATGTGTTCTAATCCACTCCATAACTTGCTGTGCAGCAGAAGGCGCAATAGGATCATGCAAGTCAACTGTAATAGTAGAGAACTTTGTTCTTCCATTACTTAAGTATCTTCTATTGTTTATCCACGGAACTTCTGTTGTTCCTAGTTCAACACTGGGTCTAGCAGCTTTCTTCATAAGAAATGCATCAACACCTTCAAGTTGAAATATCCATCTAAATTTTCTTTTTGGCTCGAACTTGTTTGGCAACATGTCCGTAACTGATAGTGTTTCTGCCATTTGATTATCTCCTAATCTGTTAATTAAATATCTTGCTCGCTAGAATTCTTCTAAATTTCTTCACCGGCATTTGCAACTACGAAGTCGAGCGATATAAACTCTGCAGTTCTTGTAGGTTGGAGGAACACCTTTCCTCTAATTGTATTGTTTTCAACATCTGACTGAGTTGTTGTAGTTGTATCAATTACAACCTTATACCTTGTCAAGCCGCTTCGATCTTGAACGCTTTGAAGTATCGGTGTGACAAGCGATTCAAACCTAGACAATGTTGAAGATCTGTTAGGTTCAAATAGAAGTGTATTTGCAACTGCGCGTACTTGTCGTCTAACTTCTATTAGAAGCCTTCTAACATTTACTCTATCTAGAGAGCTTTGGGCTCGAAGCAATGTTTTCTGCCCCCATACAACCATTCCTCTACCCACAACAGGTGTTGCAAGCGGATTAATATCTGCATCGTAGATTGTATCCAGATTAGCCTGATTGAACTTAACAGTCGTTTCTATGACACTACCCAGAGAACTTCTTGCGAATCCAGCAGGAGCAAACCAGGGATGACCAACAGTATCATTTAGAGAGAACGCGCCAAGAACTACAACGCTCGGAGGAACTCTAACGATAACACCGTTGCTCGGATCAGCTGTTGTTACGTCTGGAAAATATGCTGCGGCAAACGATGTATCAAGTGCACGATCAGTAAATGAGCTTACAGTATTTTTAACTGATACGTTTTGTATGGATGATGTAACAACCTGATTATCAACATCGTAGTCTTCTACGTCCATGATATACATTGCATCGAATCTGCTTTCCACAGCATCAATTGCATAATCTGTAACAGCTTCATGTCTGATTCCGGGAATAGCTAGAAGCTTAATATCTATATCAGATTTATTTCCAATAATATCAATTGCTTGCCTAAATGATGCAACTGTCGGACCAGCAACTCCACCCTGCAGTAAACTATCTGTCATTTCTCTTCTTGCGGCGTTATTGTTAAGCTTTCTTCTATCCTTGTTGAACATATCTGTTCCTGCAAAACCACCCTGTAGAATAGTTGTAAACTTACAAAAGTTTCTATTGCCAGATACTGTCAAGTCACTAACTTTGAGTCGACGAGTTTTTGAATCATCATCTTTGGATATATTTCCGTCTCTAACATATGAAGCACTCATCCACTGTGAAGAGTCTGCCACACCGTCTGATCCCGTAACAATCTTGATATTTTCAAGAGAGAAACTATTGTTATTGAACTTATCTGAATCTAGAACAGATCCATTTATATTAGCGGCGCCTGCGTTGTCTCCGACTTGAAAATTCAAGTTAGAAGTCTGGAATGTTGGAAAGTATCTAGTCATGTTAGGGATTATATTGTCTATTTCTTTTCCAGCGTTAGGGTGCCCTAATCTAAATTTAGATTCAAACTGAACTCCCCAGAAGAGCGAACTTTGAACCACTCTAGATGGACTCTCACCCGTGTAGATATTTTCTCTCATTGGAATAGGCAGCTCATGGAGCTCTTTGATTCTATCTCCTGCCTCTTCAAAATTCTGTGCAGAGGTACCTACGCCTGCCAGCATAGTAGAACCAGAAGTTACAAGGTGGCTAGGGCCACGGTACCCAACTGGTAAGGCATCGTCGGGAACTTGTCCTGCCTTTAATGCATCTGACATCTCAACTCTAACGTAAGATGATTTTGGTGGATAATTTCCAGCAGTTATTAGCTTTTGTGAACTTTCTTTTTTATCAAAGTCAAAATATGTGTATCTATCTCCGATTATTCTTGCAATATACCTTGGCGATGATGGATCTAAAGACAAACCACTAAACGATTCAAGTGCCATAACATCTGCATCTATGTCCTGAAATCTTCTTATGACTAAGTCAAAGGTTCCGAACTTGTCTACATCTGATGCGGAAGGTTTTATATTTTTTATTGATACTTTTATTTTAGTACTTGATGATGGTCCATCATCAAGCGCATGTAGCTTAAACAAATCATATGTTTTTCCACCAAACTTTTGAGATGTAAAATAAGGTGACTTAGCATGAGAGTACCTATCCTCAAAATTTTCATAATTTGGTGCAACAGAGCTTCCGGCATTTCTACCGAGAGAACCTGTTGTAATAATTCCGATATGCTCATAAGAGTTACCCGTCTGGTTAATAACGTCAGAACCAGTAACAGCTGCCAAGCCTGGATGAATATCATATGAAGTGTATAAATAATGTCCAAGCTCTTCTAGTTTGTCTAAAGATCTATTAAGCTTTGTTCCAAAATAGTGTGGTTTCTCCATATCAAACGATAGATTTAAGACGTTCTTGCCCGTATGACCATTTAGTAAAAGTGTAAAATTCTGACCTGCAGATGCTAAATCAACTGATCCTGTTATTGATCCCATTATATTAGCACCTCCGGCAGGAAGGATTTTTGATGGTTTGGCGGAGCCGTTTGGTGTATGCATTCCAGACATCATTAGAACGACTCCAGAAGGAGCCATCAGCACGCCTCTCAATATTGGAATTGCTCGTTTAGATGATTTTTGAAGCCCAGCACTAGTAAAAACAGTTGAACCCTGCGACTCTGACATAAAACAGCCGAGAAAGTGTGTCCGTCCCGGCGGTCCTCCGTCTACAGCATACGGGTTTCTAGAGATAAGCCCAGTTGATTGTACTATCTTATCACCTACAATGAAACCTGCATTTGTTACAGTTCCTGAGGTGTTTCTTTGCTTTCCATCTCCACAACCAAGAACTCTTACATATGTAAGGGCTTGAGAGTTTTTTAGCCACTCGTTTACAGCAAGCGGACCAAACTGTCCGTGAGTACTTCCAAAAATACTGATAAAATCAGAAAAGTTTGCAACTGTGACTGGTATAAATGCAGGTCCCGATGTTGCAGTTCCAATAACTGCAGCAGGAATCCCTACAGGTCCTGTCGCTGCGCGAAAAGAAAGATCAATCTCTCTTGTTGAAACTCCTGCGCTTGATGATGTGCTTTCTGGCATTACAATAACTCCAATTCAATTATATTATAACTATTATTAAACAAACGATACTCCAGATGTTGTAACAATAAAGTCGATAGATATAAACTCTACTGCTCTTGTGGGTACAACTACTATTCTTCCGTTAAGAACATTATTCTCTACGTCTGCTTCTGTATTATTTGTATCATCCATTACAACGCTAAACGATTCGATTCCTTGCTGGCTCTGGATTATTGCCAAAAGGGGTGCAATTGACGAAACAAAACCTGCTCGCGTCTCAGCTGTGTTTTGCTGGAATACAAAATCATTTGCAACTGATACTACTTGTCTTTTAACCTCTAGCATCATTCTTCTAACATTGACCCTGTCAAGTGCAGAGCGAGCCTGTTGTAGTGTTTTCTGTCCAAATATTACAAATCCCGCTCTTGGAAAAGAAGCTATGGGATTTATTCTTGATTCGTATAGCGTATCTCTATTACCCGCTGTTAACCTTGTTGCAGTTCGTGCAACTGATCCAAGCGCAGCCCTGTTGAATCCTGCCGGGGCGAACCACGGGAATGATACTGAATCATTGTATCCAAGTGCCCCAAGAGCAACAACTGAAGAAGGAACAAATACAAGCTGATCATTTGTGTCATCTAGTATTGTGGCATCTGGAAAGTACGTTGCTGAGTAGTTATTATCTACGGCTCTTCCTTCAAATATTTCTGATGTCTGGTCCACATCAGGCGCAGAGCTTTCATCAAATACCCGATTTGCATCATAATCATAAGAAGGTATATCCATAACATAAAGAGCTTTTGAGTAGTCTTTTGATTTTTCTGCTGCATAGTCTGTTACAAATGAATCTTTAATTCCTGGAATTGCAAGTATGTTTATTCTTGAGACCATCGGATCAGTAAGGATATCAACAGCAGATTTATAGCTTGATATGTATCCGTTATTATCTCCTGATCCGGCTGGGAATGCATCTGCTGCGCCTGTTGATGATCCGTTTCTGCTTATCCCAATATCGAGTGTTCCAGCAGCTTTTCCACCCGTATCTGTAGATGTTGCTCTGTCATTCATTCTTGACATATCCTTATCAAGGATATTTACTCCATTAAAGCCACCATAGAACATGTTTGTAAACTTAGCATACTTGCTAAACCTATTAAAGTAGACAGAAGATGTAAGTGACATCAATGAGCCCAATGTCATTCTATTGCTTAGTGTTCCATCATTAACTGTGTATCTTGAATTGTACGGCGAGCCATTTCTAATATACGCTGCCTCTCTCATATGATCTGCAACAGATGCTGTTAATTGACTTACACATCTCTCAACTATCGACTGCGATGTAGAGATAGTTTGGTATAGCGCAACCCTTGCAAGAGTAAACTTATTACTATTAAAATGATCGCATCCAGATCCTGTAACTAGCATATCTAGCTTTTGTATACCAAGAAGCTTGGAATATGAGCTAATTAGACTGTTTGATGTCGATCCTCCATTTGATTTAAAGATAGCGTCGGCAACGGAGCTTGTAGACGGAAGTTTTTCAAATTTTACTCCCCAGTAAAGGTTGGCATTGGCAAGCTCTGAACCCCCTGGATGTCCGGCAAATACTGGGCTTGTCTTTTGTATGGCTCCTTTCGTTACTTTGAACCGCATTGGAACAGGAGGTACAATCGATCTATCAAGGGTTGTGTGTTCTGCAGATCCAGTAAGCCGAGAAGAATTATTGTTGCCGTATACAATACTATCAACAGCAAGCGGTGATGAAGCGTTTCCGTCATCGAGCCTGTCTGATGTCTTGAGAGCGGGTAGGCCCCTGAACCCGAATGGCAGTGCTGATGATGGGACTAACCCTTGCTCAACATCGTTTGACATAACAACTCTAATATACGAAGACCTAGACGGATATTTTCCAGAAATTGTCATTCTTCTTTCTGTTTTAACCGTACTATCAAAATTAAACTTAACTGCAAGATCTCCTATTTGATTTCCAATATATTTCTTATCATTCGGATTCAGTGTACACATTGGAAAGCTTTCTAAAACTCTTGAATCACTATCAGTATCATAAAAATCTCTAACTTCAACAGTAAATGTTCCGTACGGATCTCTAGGGTTAGTAGATCCCCGGAGTGATTTTATTGAAATCTTATATTTGTTATTGACAACAGAGCCATCTGAGATTGTTTCAAAATGAAACAAGTCAAACTCTTTATCTGTGTAGGGCTGTGATATAAAACTAGTTGTTCTTGCGTTTGAGTACCTAGTGTCAAACCTTCCAAACAGGTCCCTAAACGGTGATGAAGTATCTCCGCCGGAGTCTGTACTGTTACCTGATCCAGATAATATTCCAACAGCATTGGAATGATCCGATACAGTGGCAACCTCGTCCTCTACTAAGAAATCAGCATATAACAAGTGAGATTCTTCCTGAAATCTTTCGGGATCAGTGTTTAAAATCTTAGATATATAATTTTTATTATTTGGGTCAAGCGATGCTGTAAGAATTCTAATACCATCTTTGTTTTCATCTGATGCGTATGATGAGCCAAACGAACTAGATAGTACTATTTTAAATGTTTTGTGAAGATCAGATGATGCTGGCCCTACTTTTGCAACGTCGTTAGCTATGTTTGCATCTGAGTAGCTTTGATCATAGTCTAGAACTCGCATTGAAGTACCAGTTGCCATAAACACCATGCCTCTAACAAGGTTGACATGATCATCTGATGTTGCAAGATCATAGCTATTGTTATCTGTAAATATTGGATAACCTATAGACTCTTTTGATGATGAGACAAAATGCTTTGCTGTTATAAACTGAACTGATCCTGCATGACGGTTGAGCCCAGCATCAAACGATGCTGCGCCTATCACCCTAAACCCAGCACCTTTTACTGTGCCCTCACTTACTGTAGTAGACATATCTAGAGCAGTTTCATTTGAACCCGCACCAAGGACTCTAACATACGTTAGTGCAGTTCTGTTTCTTAAAAACTCTTTTACTGCATATGGTCCGAACATATCAGAAGATACACTTCCGAATCGTGTTACGAACTCTGAGAAACTTCCGACTGT